GATCCCAGTAATGGAAAGAACTGGGTAATTGCATGGTTTCGAGCGGCTCCCAACGGTGTGCATTACTGCTATCGGGAGTGGCCCAGCGTGGATGAATACATTCCTGGCGTTGGAAGAGCGGGGGAGTGGGCTATTGCGGGAAAGAAGATGGACGGCGACGTTGGCCCAGCCCAGCAGACTTTCGGTTTCAGTCTTGAGCGTTATCGCGAGGAGATCGAGAGGGTGGAGGACGGGGAAGCGATCTTTTTGCGGATCATGGACAGCAGGTTCGGGGCATCTCCCACGCCCACGAAGGAGGGTGTAACGACCCTCATCGACCAGATGGGGGACTTGGGGTTGCATTTCGTGCCTGCCTCTGGGGTGACGATCAGCGAGGGCGTGCAGATGGTGAGCGACATGATCCACTGGAAGCCCCATTCGGAAAACCCAGAAGATCCATCGAATTGTCCGAGGTTCTATTTACACGAGGACTGCAAGAACATGGCGTTCGCCTTGACCAGTTGGACTGGGGCGGACGGGAAGCACGGGGCGACCAAGGACTTCGTTGACCTGGCGAGAATGTATTTCACCGCAGTCCCCAGTTACGTGGACTTGGAGCAGGGTGTCCTGCATGCGGGTGGGTATTACTAGAAAGCTGGCAGTTGTCTACTGTCTCCAAATTTAAAGTTTGGCGACATATGCCCCAAAACCCCTATTTTACGTGCAAATAGGGGGGTATTTCGCCCAAAAACCCCCGTTTTACGTGCAAATCCGTCAATGGCAAAATAGCGTCTTCCCCGACTTTTCGACCCCTCTGGTAATGAGATCCGCTATTTAACGTGGATAAATCTTCGGGTTTCCCCGACTTTTGAAAGAAAAGATACTTGACGGTATTTCATACCTCGCCCATGAGGGAAATAATGAGAGGTTGGTGATGGAAGGTGAACCGAAAGGGTTACTGTTGAGGAGGAGACACGTCTTGGACTGGTTGGGCGTGGAAATGCGCGTCTTCCATAAATGGACGCGATGCGGTTTACTGAGACCCGTTTACTTGGGTGGCCCACAACCCTTCTATCTGAAGACTGAAGTCCAGAAAATGCTAAGGGAGGCGACCGATGAGCGAGAAGGAACTGATCAAGAAAACTGAAGAACCCGAAATCACCCTGCTCCATGAAGAGTTGCGGACGGTCATGGAGGATGCGTCTACCGCCCTCCAGCATCGGGACACTTACGAAGACGTCAGGTTTTCCCGACATGACGGGCAATCCGAGGACGGCAGGAAACACGAAGGCGACCTAGGTTACCCCCCGACCCCTTGGGAAGGAGCATCCGACGTTCGCATCCGTTTGGCGGATCGCATAGTCAACGAACACGTCGCGATGGCGACCACTTCCTTTTTTCGTTCCAACCTGCGGATCACGGGCATCGAGTTGGAGGACAACAGGAAAGCCGCGATTTGGTCGGACGTCCTGAAATACTACCTTCACCAGAAACTGCTCCCAGAACTGAGGGCGGAAGTGGAAATCCTGGCGCAAAACGTCTACGGATCTTCCCCTGGCATCGGGATCATGGGAATCTACTGGCAACAGGAAGTCTCCACGCGAGTGAAGAAATTCACCGTGGACGACATCGTGCAAACGGTATTCGCCGCTGGAGGTGACGAGGATGCCGTTGTCGACGTTCTTGCTTTGCTACAGGACAAGGAAGCCGAAAACCAAGCGCTTGAGCTTTTGCGTCCCCAGTTCCCCAGTGTTTCGGACAAGAAATTAAAGAAGGCGTTGAAGAGTTTCCGCAAGGACGGGGAAGCCGACATTCCGCAACCTTACTTGAAGGAGAATCGCCCCCGCTTCGTTGCCCATAGGCTATACGAGGACATTTTCGTTGCTGGCAACACCACGAACATCGAGAGATCCGAGGTAGTGTTTAGAAGGGAATGGATGACCGAGACAGAGGTCAGGGAAAAAGGCATCACCGAGCATTGGCCTGAAGAATTCGTTGAGGAAGTGATCGAGAGAACAGAAGGCATGACCGCAGTTCCCGAAACCGACCAACGGTTTCCCCTCAACTTCGGACTACGCCAGACCTTCGCGGATCGTTCCAGCGATTTCGAGAACCTCTATGAAATATACTACGCATACACGCGCACGTACGATGAGGATAACGACGTTCCCTGCATAATGTGTACCGCTTTCTCCGCCCACGTGGACGAACTCTACGGGAAGCATGAAATGCTCAACTACACGCACGGGCAAATGCCGTTCGTACTCTTCAGCAGGGAAAGACTCTCCCATAGTATATTCGACTCCAGAGGTATTCCCGAATTGGTCGCGACCAACCAGTACGAGATCTCGACCCAGAGAAACCTTCGTTCCGATGCTTCCCAGATAGGAACCATTCCCCCCATGCTAGTAAACGCCCGAAGGGGAGGAATCAATTTGCTTGTCGCCCCTGGCGCTCAACTCACGGTCACCAGACCAGACGACGTGGGATGGTTGCCCCCTCCTCCGTTCCCCAGTGGATCGGTGGAAGCCGAAAATGCCGCCCTGAAAGACGTTCTGGACTACTTTGGCGGGGACGATCCCGCATCCAAGATGCTCTACCAGCAAAGCGTGACCGACCGATGGCTCGATGCTTGGCGAATAGCCTTGGATCAAGCGTTTTCCCTTCTCCAGCAATACATGTCCCCGACAACCGTCCAGCGGATCACCAACGGGAACCCAGACGAAATGCAGGTCACCCAAGACGACATTCAAGGGAAGTTCGACCTCGCCCTGCGGTTCAGCGTGGACGTCCTGAACCCAGAGTTTCAGGAAAAGAAGCTGGATGCCATCGTCAAACTTACGAACTTCGACGTGACGGGCGCTCTGGACAGGAACAAGCTGTTGGGATTCATTGCCGAAACGATAGACCCTCAACTCGCCGATGCCGTGATAATGGATCAATCCGCCGCGACTTCCAAGGAGGTTTCCGATGAGCAGGATGCTTGGGTCAAGATCGTGAACGAGATAGAACCCGTCATGCAGGAGGACGTGAACTTTCAATTGCGTCTGCAAACTGCCCAGCAGATCGTCCAGCAGTCGAGCGCCATACAGCAAAAGATGCAGTCGCAACCCCTTGTCCAGCAGTTGGCTCAAAATCGCCTGAAATACCTTCAGTTCGGTATCCAGCAACAACAGAACGCTCAGATTGGAAGGGTAGGAGTCGCCCCAGTAGCTCAACAGCAACAGCAACAGGGTGGGGGAATGCCTCCCCCGCAAGGAGGGCAGCCACCCGCAGAACCACAACAAGCTCAACCCGTGCAAGCGGAAGGTGGTTATTAAATGGCGGAAGTCGGTGAAAACGCCCAATTCAAGGCGAATCTGGGGTTTGCCGCCAAGGTCATTGGTCTGGTTGGAGCGACAGTATGGATTTACGCCACCATCGAGAAAAGAATAAGCGCAATGGAGATGGACTTGCACCGCATACATACCGAGGTCGGACAAAACAACGAGTTCCGCATCAAATGGCCCAGAGGAGAACTGGGGGCGCTACCAGACGATGCAGAACAGAACATGCGACTCAATTTCATGGAAAAGCAGGTGGAGAAGAACACCAACGAAATCGATGCCTTGCAAAAATGAATTTACAAATTTCCCATCATAACTCATCCCTCCACTGGGCGCGCCGTCTGATTCGTTGTCCTAATGGTTAAGTTCAAACCTTAACGGTTCGGCGGCGCGTCCTCTTATTTTATGTTTAGACCAAGAGCAAAACTGGTAAAGTATTCCGAACCCTTGGGCGATGCCGCCATAAGGGACGCATTTAGCTCCGTATCCAGCGGGTCACCGTTCTGGCATGCATTCGACCAGGTAATCGACCAGACCCTTCTCGACATGATCGACAGGGTGTCCGATCCAGCCATTACGGAAACGCACGGGAAACTAGCCCACGCATCGGGAGGAGTGGACGCAATTTCAACGCTGAAGGCGAAGATCCAAAGATTTCGATCTCTGGACGCTGATTTGGGGTAGTCAGTAAGGAGACGTCTTCACGTTGCGCCCCCGACCTAAGAAATCGGGGGTTTTTTTGCGTCCCGTTCGGAAACCATATCAATCCGTAGCGATCCGTAGCGATAT